CCTGTGGCATATCCCTAGCCATGGCTTCAGCACCGGCACGGCCAAACGACAATCGCAGCTTTTGGGTAAGGGCAGCCTTTCGGGTTGGCGTGTCATTCATGGAATCAATCAATGCCTGCTGCTCGCCCATGAGCTTTGACAGATTGGCCTCGGTTGGGTCGGTATACACCACCTGGGCCGCCTTTGTGATTCCGGTCTCCATCAGCGAGTAGCGATGGTTTCTGCCCTCGGTTGCCTCAAATGCGATGGCATTTGACAACACGTTTTGGCGCAGGGTAATCAAGCTCTGCTGCAAGAATTTCTTGCTGGTGGGATCAGGTGCAGTCTTCACCACCTCATCAGCCCACGGGTCAAACTCTGCGGCCAGCCCAGATGTGAAATTCGCAGCTCCAGGCTGCGTTGATTCTTGGGCTTCTTTGAGTCGCTGCGTCCACTTTAATGCTGCGTCAGCACTGCTATTGGCAGCCCATGCCTTGGCATTTTCCTCTTCGACATTGATCTGCGCCTGGGCCATTTGACCCATGGCTTTTCCGAGCTGCTCCATGGAGCGCCCCATTGCACCGGTGTCAGTCCTGGGCGCAGAAACCTCACGGACACCCATGCCTTGGTTGACGGCCTGTCTTTCTTGGTAAATAGGTATGCGTGGCATGATTAGTTGTAAGCCCCAGGTGACAAGAAGTTGCTACCCATTCGAGTTTCGTATGTCGAATTAAAGGTCTGAGTCGATGGCGTATAGCCCTTATAAGCCTGGGCAGAGCCAGACAGAATCGATGCGGCAGCGCTGACGTAGGAAGCCTTCTTGGCAGCCTTGCCGGTAGCCATGGCCACATCGCCTGCATATTTATCGAACTCAGCCTCAGCCAGCAATCCTTTAGCCTTGAGGTCACCCTCATAGCGAATGGTCAGGGCATCCAGTTCTGCCTTGGCGGCAGAGTCTTCCATGATGTCCAGAGCAGAGCCACCCCATCCAATACCAGCCTGGGCGACAGCTGCTCGTTGTTTGCCAAGGATGTCCCGTGCGCCACGGCGCTGCTGCTCTTCACGGGCATTTGCCTGCTGACTAACAATGCCTGCCTCAATCTGCTTCATCCGGGCGTTGTATTGCGAGGCCTGCTGCTGCGAGCGACCCTGTGCCTCGGCCATCTTGCCTTGTTGCAAAGCGCCGACAGCCTGCATGGCAGATGCGGCGATGATTAGACTTCCGCTAATTGGGTCAGCCATGTTTTATCCTTGAATACAGCAGACAATCCCTGCCTAGTGGGCTGAAGTTCTTCATGTACCCTTCGTACTCAAACCCCAGCATCTTGATCCATCGATGGCCAGGCTCGAAGTCTGAATCGACAAATGCCTCCACACGCTTAAATTCGGTGGCCTCCAAAAACCGCTGGACCGCCTTGTGAATCCTCACAAACTGCTTGCCGGCATTAGCCGAAATCAGCCCCCAGGCAATGGCTCGATTCTCCCACTGTTTGACCACGCCAGCACACGCCAAGACCTCACCCTCATGGATAGCAGTAAAGCACGGGCCGGCAGCCTTTAATGCGTGGCCATACTCCTCATCAAAGAACACAGACACAGCCGCCTGAGATGGCTGTAAGACCAGTATCTCAAGGTGCTTAGGCTGGAATGGTTCAATGTGCATCGTTATTCCTGGGTCTGTAGTTCAGGCATGATGGCCACCACCGTCATTGGCAGTGGCTGCTCTTGCTTTACAACAATGAATCCGTCTGAGTCATATCCATTGGGCCACTCGATTTCTTTGTCGCCAGTAAAGACCGGTGGCGGCGCATCCATCGGGTCTGATCCACTACGGAACTGAATCTCATCCAGGGTATTTTCGTCTGGTCCAGCCTTTGCGCCAAGGGTTGCCAAGAATCGAATCTTCACATCCGTGATTCGCTTGGTCTTGCCCTGAGCGGTTCCACTGGTAGCACCAGCCTCTGGCCGCATGGTCTTTAATGTCGAGCCAAACGGAAGGCCCACATGCACCACACTTGCCGGCAGCTGTAACGTAATCTCTCCAGATGCCACCGTCCGGTTTGGATGCGTTGCACCATCAGCAAGGATGGCCACCTCTTTGCCCTCCAGGTGGTCCAATCCAGACAGGGTGGTCACAGGCGAGCCGTCATAGGTCAGCCCTGAGTCGACAAAGAATGCGTCTTCAATGCTGGAGTCTTCGTCAAAGTCAATCCAGAGGTACTCGATGTATCGCTTGGTCACGCCATCAATGGTGCGCTTCACAATCATCCACAGGTCATCCTGGTCACCAAACGGGCTTGGGATGGTCGCAATCGATTCGACCACACCAGACCCCCCGAGGATGTGGCGATGCCAGCCAAGAACGTCCTGCTCACGATTGAAGGTAAATCCGAGGAGCTGGCCATCATCACGGACCAGCCAGATGATTGAGTGGGGTTCCTGCTGGTAGGCAAGAGAGGTCACGCCACCAAAAGTGATGTGTTCTGCCAAGACCGTCAGGTCAGAAGACTTAAATCCGTTCTGGCCAAAGTCATAAATCAGCTCACGAAGTTTTTGCCCTGCCCGTTGAATGAACAGCACAGACTCACCCACCAAAAGCGGGATGACCGAGCGTGAGCCATAGGTGGATTGCTGGGTAATCTTGACGTTATCTGGACCCAGGGGCTGGTCGGTGGTCACCTCTCCCAGCACAAACTCAGCACCAGCAGTGCCAATCAAAAGGCCATCAGAGGGGGCAAGCCACTCAACCTTGTTGACCTGACCGGAGGCCACCTCAACCGAAATTGCCTGGTCGGCCACCACCTGACCGCCATCATCTCTGTCTGCAAAGTTCTCATAGTCGCCGGCAACCGACAGGTCAATGTCCTGCTCGGTAGCAAAACACAGCCGCTCACGGAAAAATGTCACCTGGGACGGCCAGCCACGGGTCGAAGACCACTTACCAAAGGCCCAACGATTAGTCGCATTGCCCGAACCAACAGCCCCTGACGGAAGTCTGGACACAACTGTTGCTGTCACCACGGTTGAGCTGGTAAACGCCGTGATCTTGACCCATCCATAACCAGGGTCCCGGAATGCCCACTGAACGCCAGGGTCGCCGTCATAGACCGCCCCAGCGCTATGCAGTGGCTTGACAGTACCGGTGGTTCCAGAGGTGAGCGCCTCATAGGTCTTACCGTCTGAGCGGCGGCGAGCGCCTGCGGTAATGGTTTTGGCCACCTCCCACTGGGCAATGCCGTCCAGGCTTTTCTGCTCCAAAAGGAAAAGACTTCCAACGTCTGAGGATGCAAAGAGCGCAGCCGATGCGGTCAGAGTTATAGAACCTGTTTCGGCAGAGCCATAGACGGTGATTGCGGCATCTGGGTCCACATCCTCAAACGGACCACCGAAGAACTCGATGTTGGTCAGGGTCCAGCGGGTAGCGCTAAACCGGGAGAGCTTCTTGGGCGGGTAGTTGGGGTGGACGATGTAGATAACGTCAGCAGACTGCACCCAACGAAGTCTTAGGGTGTTATTCGATGCGGTCAGGTCTGCAAGTGTGTAAGGGGTTGGAATCTCGTAGACGGTCCCGGTAAGGGCGTACCAGTTTCCTGCTGACAAATCCGTTGAAAATGTCCCGGATGTGTGAGCCACCTGGCAGTAGTAGTTCACGCCACCTTGAGCCACCAAGTCACCCACGGCGTAAGCAGTTGATGTCACCCAGGCCGACAAAGTTCCTGTCTGAACCTGGCCATAGTTGGTGAAGAATCTGATGTACCGGTCGCCAAACTCTAGGATGTATGCTTGGCTTTCAGAGAACTCAAACGGCAGCAGCCATGTCCGGTCATTGGAGTCTTTGACTTCTTCTGCGAAGTACGTCCCAGACCGACGGCGAGCAGGACCCTGGACCAATGGCAGGAAGTTCTCCATCTTCTTGCAGCCAGACCCATACTTCTGAAGGTCAACACGACCGTCCAGCGTTGGGGAGAGTTCGCCTGCATTGAAACTTGAGAATATGGGATTTGCGTTAGCCATTTTCAATCCACTGGAGACCAAACTCAGCCACATGCGACCGAGCCGATGTGTTGGTCATCTTAAAAAGGTACGACGTATCTGCCTTTAGCACGGCATAGTCCGAGTCTACGGTCGCACCAGCAGCTGTACCGCCAGTACCACCAAGCACCAGGTCATAGTAAATTTCAGGCCCAAGGGTCACGCTGGTTGGGTCAATCAGTATCCCGGTAACAGCCACATTGGTCGATGCCCGGTTGCGGTTAATCGGCACAAACAGAGTCCCGCCAACGACATCCGTACAGTTCTCGTAAACAGCAATCTCAGCAGCTGCGCCGCACTCTGCTTTCAGACCAACCCCAATTGGGCGGCCAACAGCGGTGGTAATCAGAATCTGAATTGATGCCCCGGAAGCCAGTAGATTGGTCGATCGGTAGACCTTGTATGCGTAAAACGCAATGCCATCAATGACTGCCTGTATATTGTCAGAGCGGGTAATTAGCGGGTAATTTGCGCCGGTCACAACCTGCCGGTCATCTCGTAGCTGCTGGGTTACAGATACGAACCTGGATGTGCTGGTTTCTGACTCTCGCTCGACATAGATTCTGGTCATAGCCTCGACATCACCCAGGAGTCATCAGGAAGGTCTTGTGGTGGAAGTTCAATGGCGTTGGCACGAATGGCCATCATGATCGCCGTGTCGTAATCGTCCTTCACGGACTCTTTCTTGCTATTCGATTGCGTCAGGTCTTCGCACATCTCCATTGCCAGGCGACATGCAAAGGCCTCCACAAAGGTGGCATCCCACTGGGTCGTGTCTGCTACCCGTGAGACATACCGAATTTTTAGCGGCGCATCCTTGTTGGTAAGGATTTTACGGCCCTCAATAGTGAACTCTTGAGTGTTTGCATTGCGGTAGTCATCCAGGTTCGGACCGGGATAAATATCGTCAACCTCAAGTAAGCGAAGGCAATCCGGTGGAAGCTGATACTCGTAGTCGTACCCCCATGCAGGGGTTGTAGTCAGCGCCGGGAGCGAGTCCCGCTTAATCGTAAACGACCAAAGGTGCGCCCGAAGTTCTGCGTCACGCACCACGTTGAACATGGAGTTGACTGAGCGAGACTGCTTATTGTCATCCGCAAAGGAGATGATTCGAGCAGCACCGAGCTTGGTCAGCGCCCGGTTGGCAATCTCAACTTGTGAGGCCATTGGCTAGTCCTTAAGCCGGTGGCCATTTGTTTTGCAAGATGTAATCTTTGAGATTCTGCAATGCGACCAGAACCTGCTCTTTAGATGCGCCATCAGCCAGGTCAACAGTCACCTCGATGGTCTTGCCAGTCGAAGACGAGTCCTGAGTAACCGTGGTGAACTTAGCACCCTTCTCAATTCCAAAGTAACGAACAGCCATGGTGATCTCCTAATAGAGATGGGGGGCACAAGGCCCCCCCGTTTTACTTAAGGTGCAGAGTAATACAGGTCAACAATCAACGTGCCGCTCGAAGGCAAAGCAGCGGTGGTGTTGGTCAGAATCACTGTCTCACCAGCGGTCAGCGGTGCGTCATCCACTGCGGTCGACACGCCAAAGAGCGTGGGAGCAGCAGCGGTAAACACAGCGGCAGCACGGTACTTAGCAGCCGTACCAGAGACACCGATGGCAATCGTGGAGCTGCCAAGCGTTGCCGATGCATTGAGAATACCGTATGCAAAGGCGTAGCCGGCAGGCACGGAAGCCAAGACGATGGTGTCGCCATCAGCCTGGGAAGCCAGAGTGATAGTGGCACGGAAGCGGCGCAAGCGACCACCCTGTACAGCACCGTTGGAGTTGGTAACAGGAACTGATTCCAGACCTGCGACTTCTGAAGCGTAAGTGTTAGCCATGATTTATCTCTCCTTATGCTTCGTTGCAAAGAATGTCCACAACCTTCTTCTCTTCGGTACGGGTAGCACCGAACGTGCCTTTGACATAGACCTGGGTTGCATAGCCTTTGTCATCACGCTGAGAAATCATGGTTGAGATGTCGTTCCACATACCCAGATGCACACCGCTCTTGGCATAAGCCACGGCACGGCGATACGGGTCTGTAGTAGCAGGAAGACGCTCACAGTGGATGAAGTTAAAGCCCATGAATGCGCTGATACGGCCATCCACCAATACTGGGCGGGTGTTGTAATCAAGCGAAATCGTCTGAGCTTCGTTCAACAAATCGTCATGCTGCTTGGCGGTGATGATGACGAACAGCTGCTCGTTATCGATGTCCACCTCGTTCTTCATGAGGATTCGTTTTGCTTCACGCAGTTTTGCAACAGTTAAACCTACGTTGCCGGTAGCGCCATGGTTAACGGCAACACGCTGGCCAGAGGTATCGAACACGGTGTTGGTCGTGCCGTTCTCGCCGGTTTTATTAGTGCCAAAAATGCCGGTGATGATTTCGTCGTCGATGGCACGGCCCAGTGCATAAGCACCGTTCTGAGCATACGAAGACTGGGGATCAATCAGCATGCGCAGCTTGTCCTGGTCATCGATGAGGTCGGCCCACTCATAGTCGGTGGGGAATACCCAACGAGCATCAGCAGGGGTCGAAATCAGCGGCGTGTCACCGTGACGAGTCGTGCGCTTTTGTGCGGTTACTGGGCCAACCTGCTCAACAGCCTTGGCAGCCTTACCAGTGTAAGAACCGACAGTGACCGAATTACGCAGCTTGGAGCCTTTTTGTTGTAGCAACAGAGACACGTTGGTCGTGTACTGTTGTACAAAATGGGTAGGTACTGAGAATGACATTTCAAGTCCTCCTAAGAATTGACAAAAATGGGAACTACTTTCTGTCGAAGGGCTTGTCCAAATTCTGGGGCCGTTCTAGCCAATCAAGCTGGCTTAACGCTTGGCGGTCTTCCCCGCCTGCCCTGTGGGCCCATGGGTGGGTTGTCCACTGTCACCGGTTTTCACCGTCCCAACTACAAATGCCTCGTAGGCTTTCGCCCGATCAATCACCATGTCTGGTAAATGATCGAGGCGATGCGCCAATTTTAAGCACTCTAGTCTGATTTGTGCAATATCCATTATTCTGGGTACGCCGCACGAAGCAAGCGCTCCATCTCAGCCCGGGCATCAGCATTGCCACCCAGATACTTAGCCGTCCAGTCAGGGTCAGCCTTCAATTGGCTAATCCGAACACGGGCAGCCTCAGGTGAGACACCAAAACCACGGTTGCCCTGGCCATCCACAAAGGTGTCCTCAGACAATCCCTTGCCGAACTTGTAGAACAGCTCCATGGTTTGCTTGGTCCCGATGGCGGCTTCCATCTTTTCAATCATGTCTGCGCTCATACCGACTTGACGGGCAGCACGGCGGCCAGCCTCGATGTTGGCATCGAAGTCCTTGCCCCACTCCTGCTGGAGCTGGGCCATCTCAGCCTCGGAATTCTGCAATAGGCTTTCTTGCTGACTGCCGGCCATCTCTTGCTGGGTCTGATTCCACCAACTTGCCAGGGCCTCAGCCTGCTTAGTGTTAAGACCGGCATCATGAAATACCTTGGCAGCACGTTGTGCAAACTCACCGGTATCGCCTTGTGGGATTGGCAGCCTGTACTGGTCTGGACTCTTGGGTCGACCAAGGCGGTCGTATACCTGGTTCCACTCATCTGCTGCGGCATCCTCTTTTGGGAGTACGAGACCCCGTCCTGCTTTGTCAGCCCCTAAGAACTTTTCCAGGTTGGCGTAGCTGGTGATTGCGTCCACCGGTGTCTGCCAGCCTTTGGTCTCTACCAGACCACGAACTTCGTCTGGGAAGGATTGATACCAAGGCGCTTGTTGTTGCCCTGCAGCGCCGTCAGGGTTGCCAGCGGGTGCTGACCCTTGTTGGTTATCCATTATTTTTTTCCTCTTCGTTCAGATTAAAAATCACCCTCTCATCGATATGAAGGTGCGCAGTTATCCTCAACCAAACCTCCCGCCTACCTTCAGCCATAGCTGAGGCAATTGGGTCGACTGATCGAGAGATTGGGGAGACCACCGCAGTAGAGCTGGTGGCACGACAAAACTTGGCAAGGTCAGCAAGGACAATCTGCCCGTCAGCAGACAGACCATCCTCACCCAAAAACAACCTGCGGTAGGCATAACGCCGTCTTAAAATCTTCTCTAAGAGTTTTTTCATGCGGGTAACGGACCGGGCACATTGCCTGCAATGGCCTGAGTCTCAGCCAGGGTCTTGGCAGCGCCGGCAGCAATAGGAGCAGCAGCCAATAGCTGTTGGGCTTCAGCCGCCTGGGCCTGCTGTTCCTTGAGCGCCATGACATCCTCTTTGCTTCGCAGAATCTTGGCAGGCACACCGTTAATCTCAGCCAGCTCACGGGCAATCGCATCTGGGTCAAAGATGTCCATCACGCCAGGGTCAATCTGAGCCAATGGCGCAACAGCCTCAAGTGTTCTCAGGATGGCCACACCCTCTTCGGCTCGCTGGGCACGGTTTAGCGGAGACACATACTCCACCTCAAAGTCTCCCTGGGCTTCCATCAATGCCTCTGGCATGTCTGGCAAGACTCCTGCCCGGGCCAGGATGTCAATCTCACGCTCAATCAAGGGTCCAAGCATCTCAGACTGCTGGCGACCCATAGTCGGAGCAAGCAATGCCCCCTTTTCCTGGGCACGAAGCATGGCCTCGGTTGCCGTCATGTTGGGCGCTTCCACCAGAATCTGGAAGAGCGTAATCAGGAAGGCATCATTGATGACCTTTCGGCGCTGCTCCATCATCTCCATGCCGATGTCAACACGAGCACCGGTGGCAAGGGGCACGACCGTCTGCCGGCCCTGGTCATCCACACCGCCATAGTTCAAGGCTCCTGGACGGGTATTGAATGCCTGCAAGACACCATCTTCTTGGAGCAATAGCGGTGGGTCCACAATCTTATGGGCAGCTCGCATCACGGTCTTGCTCATCTCGTTGATCATCTTGATGTCAGGCAAGACAGTCATGGCAGGTGAGCGGCCATAGACCTCTTTCGGTCCAGTTACATACCGGGAGATGGCGTAAGGAAACGTGCGAAACCCGCCACGGGAGACAATCTGATTGCCGTCCATGGACAGGTAATAACTGGCAAACTTCATGCCCCTGAAGTCCATCTTGCTGGGCATGTAGTCTTCATTGGGGTGTACGCAATGAATGAACTCGAACTTCTGCTCAGGACTCTTTTCTAGAGCGGTCCGAATCTTCTCGGGGATTTTGTCCACACCGAACTTCTGAGCGGCTTGGCGAGCGGTCATCTCGAACTTGCGGTGGACCTTATCGATGACCCCGGCATAGTTCTCGCAGAAATAAATCTCGGACAGGTGGATAGACTTGTACCGGATGCCATAGCCCATGATGTCTTCAATGAGCAGCGCACCGGAGCCGAATGCGCCCAGGGAGACATAGGTCTCATGGACCTGGGAGGCGAAGTTCGCCTTGGGGCTGTATCGCACCTGAAAGAGGATGTTGGTCACCTCGTCCAGATAGGCTTGGACCTCTTTGTTGTCTTGCAGCTCGTGTTGACGGGCCTTTAGCTTGTGCCATCTTTGGGTGCGTGGCGTAAGCATTGACTCCATCGCTGCGGTAAATCTATCCAAAGCCAGACCCGCCGTGGCATCAAATACCTTCTCGGTGCGCTTCTCGCCCTCGACCTTGTCGGTCGCCTGAAACCAGTTGTTTCTTGGTAGGACACGCTCTGCAATCTCCCGCCAATGTTGTTCCCAGATGCCTCGAGTAGAGACCATCTGCTCATGTTCACGGATGATGTCTTGAGCCTGCATGGTTAGTACCCCAGCAATCGTCTTGCTCCAACGGTTACAGACTCAGCGTCATCAGCCAGGATATTTGCGGCACGACCACGACGTCGGCGCAGCTGATCCTTTTGCATGGCAGACAGAACCGACTCATCAGCCTGAGGAGCCTTAGCCTGGGCGGCTGCCTCTTCTGCCTTCTTAGCGGCTGCCTGCTGGGCCGCAATTGCAGGGCCCATGTCAGGCTCTTTTGGCGCTAAACCCACAGCCTTGACGATTGAGCTGGCAACGCTGGTAATCGGCTTAAAAATGCTCTTAAAACTGAAGAACTCAGGGTAGCCGGTCTTGGGGTTGATCTTGTTCGACGGGTGGCCAACGGTGAATTCGTCCATGCTGACCTGACCATTTTCGAACAGGCTCTTGAGAACCTTCTGAACTTCTGGGTTTTTTGCCATGTCAGCAGGGATAACAATCTCGCCTGCGGTCAGGTGGCCAACGATGGTGTCGGTTGCCCGGCCAGATTCTTCAATGCCCTCAAGAATGTCGTCCATATCGTCCATGTCATCCATGCTATTCCCCTAAAAGTCGCTTGGCCTGGACTGCTGCATTGCCGGCTGACTCACCTGCAAGGATGTTGGCAGCACGACCACGGCGTTTCATCTGGCCACCAATCTGCTCCCGTGCCTGCTGGACAGCTGCTGGTGGGACTAAAGAGGCTTTGGCCACTTGCGCTGCGGGGGCTGCTGCTGGTGCTGAAGATGCGGCCTGCTCGGCTTTTTTTACCCCGGTAGCCTCAAATGCTTTTTGCACGACGTTTTGCACGACGTTTTGAACTGGTTTGGCTACTGCGCCCATGTCATTCTCCTGAGAGTTTGCGAGCGCCCATCGGTTTCACCGGTGTCATCTCGCCTTCGGATTCATTGGAAAGAATTGTTGCCGCACGGCCTTTGCGCCGGCGTAGCATCTTGTCTCGCTCTGCCTGGGACGCACGTGCCTGGTCGATAGTCGGAGGCGGTGGTGGTGGCTCTGGCGGGGGCGGCATTGCAGGCATCTTGGGTGATAGGAATCCCATGTATCGCTCCTAAGCAAATATCTGATAGTCGCCCTGTGCGACCCTTGGGCGATTTTCCACCCTTTTACCTGCACGGCGCAAGCCCTCACAAGCATACCTCAAGGCATCAATCACATGATTTTCCTTGTCTTCCAGTAGCGGCAGCACCGCCTGGGTCTGCTTATCCACCTTGTATGAGTACAAGGACAGCTCATCAATGGTGTGTTTGCACCTGGGGTGAACGATGATCTCAAAGGATTGCAGCCACTCGATACCTTCTTCCAATGACTTTGGCCCCTTGACCGCAGCCATAATCCTTGGGAACCCGTGTTTCTTCACATGACTGATGGTCTCAGGCCGGGCAGAATCAGCCGTGATTGGCCATCTCTCAGACTCAGGAACCGTCATAAATAGGTCCGGGATATTCAGAATCTCACAGCCCACCATGTAAGCTTCGTAATCAATAAAGAGCTTTCTGCCCTCGATAAAGCAGCGCACCAGGACTGTTGGGTCTGATGCAAAGCCCCAGTCAGCACCGAATCTCAAGACCGCATTGACCGGTGTCTCAAACTCCTGGACCTTCCAGTTCTTAAAGACCCTGGCCTCAGAGTTTTGCAGGTATCCACCCAGCCAGACATGGGCGTATTTGTCCGGGTCCCGTCCTCGGTCGTACTCCATCTCTTCCCGAAGAACGTCAGGGAACCATGGGTTGTCCATGAAATTGACCTCAACCACCACCGAGTCAGGCGGTGGCTCTGGCCCACGAAGCAAGACATCAATGGGGTCGGTCTCAAGGCCAGGGTTCCAGGCAAACCACAGCTCGGACCCAGGCTTACGGATGGTTGGTCGTAGCAGGTCCAATGACCGCTGGCTCATAGACTGCGCCTCTTCCACGAATGCCCGGTCGTATCCCTCCAGGGATTTAATGGAGTCTGCCGTGTGATTCTGCATACCCATGAAGATGATTAGCCCCGGCCCGTGCTTGGACTTGATCATCTTGTCCTGGACCTCAAAGTACCAGCCAGCATTCATCTCACCAATCTTGTTTTCCAGGAGGCGCTTGACCGACTGATTCAGAGATAGCTGGATTTCCCGGACACAGACCGAAGACTGCGCCTGGTTCATGATGTGCTCTTCGATGAGCATCTCACCAAAAAAGTGAGACTTCCCAGACCCCCGGCCACCATGCGCTCCCTTATATCGGGCAGGCTTTAAGAGGGGCAGCGCCCACCTTGGGGTCTTAATGCTTAGGGTCGACAATTTCTCGTTTGATCTCTTGGAGCTGCACCGGGCCGCCATCAGGGCCCGTCAAGGATGTCTCTTGCTTGTCAGAGTAGTTGTGCTTGGTCAGCATCAGCTTAGTAATGGTGGAGTTGTATGTGCCTTCTATGCCACCTTTGAGCAAGCCCTTCTCTTGCTTTTGCATAACTCGGTCCAAAATGTCCGAAAACTCTTTGCTTTCTTTTGCCCATTCGTAAACAGTTGACCGTCTTATGTCAAGAAATACGCCAAGTCCTGCGATAGTAGGCACTAACTCGTCTATCAGATAGCCACCTTGAATGTAGTCATTGGCTTTGGCTATTAGCTCAGGTGTGAGCTTTGTTGGTCTGCCGCCTGGGTGTGTCATTTGATTACGCTCTTTCCTGAGATGGCATAGATGCAGCCGTCTGCTCCGTGGGCATATCCCAGGTTGTATCGGTTGCCGTCATCTTTCCATTCCCTCATGCTTTTTTGGTAGATACCCTCGCAGATGTTGACACATCTTTGAATGGTTTCTATTTCCACGGCCTGGGCCAAGAGAATAAGGTGGTCATCAACCAGGTCAAGGTTGACATTGCATTGCTTGGCAAGGGCTACCACCTCTGATTTCTTCATCCTGTCCCTGTCATCAACACGGCTGGCATCTGCACGGCTCGCCCACGGAAAAGCGACCGCTCGGTCAGGAGGCAAATGCCATGCGTCTTGGTTGCGGGTGATGGATTTGCACCATCGGTCTCTCGGTTATGAGCCGAGCGGATTACTACTTTCCCAACCCGCTACTGTAATTTCAACCTTACCGCCCAATTCTGGCGACACCTCGATCTTAATGTCAAACAATTTATCGTCAACCCCCATCGCAGCTGCTAGGGCATCTAAGCCGTACTTCATGCTGGCCACCAGGTTGTCCTGGTCCCGGTTCCTGTTGGTCGGTGGATAAAACCTCATGGTCACCTCAATCCGGTCACCAGGTGGTTTTGCCATCCGGGCCTGCTTACACAGAATCCAGCAGTCTTCCTTGTACTGCTTTTGCCTTTTGT